GACAGGGAGCGATGCCACTCTCGTCACGGCGAGTATATATGCAGAAGCAGATGTAGCCTTTGATGCGACCAGCAATGCGACAGACATCGTCCTTGCCACTGCTCACGATGGCGCGGCAACCGAGAAATTCCGCATTACGAGTCAGGGCGAAATCGGGTTGGGCGGCGCGAACTATGGCACCGATGGATATGTGATCACTTCTACGGGCGCGGGAACAGCCGTTGCGTGGGAAGCGATCCCTGCAGGTCTTGCTTTTAACGGTGCCACTGCGAATGGTGTTGCCACTTATGCAAGCTCTACAGTGGCCGATGTAGAATCCCTCTTGACGTTTGCCTCGCCCGTGCTGACTGTGGGTGCAAGCGCAACAGCGGAAGTGCGGCTGTTGGGTTCGGGTGATAACAGTGTCAAGGGTTTGTCGATTTACTCAGGGACATCGTCGGCAGAGCGGTTCGATCTGGGCTTGAATTGGGGCGGTGGGATGGTAGAGTATGATGCGTTGACTGGTATGGGTCATGGCTTCCAAATTGCCGGTACGACCAAGATGATGTTAACTGCGGCGGGTCATGTCGGCATCGGCAACTCAGCTTATTCTGGTGGATCGGCAGACCCCGCCGCTGCGCCCCCAACGGGTTCATCAAGTGCGAAAATCTTAAAGGTTGATGGCGGCTTGGATGTGGATGCCGCTATCCAGATTGTCGGACACAGCAACCCTCACGGCATGGATCTATGGACTGATGTTTCAACGGGTGATGTGTATATCGACAACCGGGGTGATCACGCAAATTACGATATACATTTTCGCACTCGCACAACGGGTACTCCAGTTGATGCCATGACTATTACTGGTGCGGGCTTTGTCGGCATCGGCATTGCCCCGACCATTCAACTGCATGTGCAAGCAAATGTAGCAGGATCAACTGCCTTCTTTGCCAACGTCGGCAATGCCGCAAACCACCATGGTCTCATTGTACAGGCGGGTGCGGACGATGGAAGTGGGTATACTTCTTACATGTATTGTACTGACGGTGATGGCAGTCACGTTGGAACCATTGAGAATAATAGTGGCACGTTTCAGTTGGTGGACGCTTCAGATGAACGCGGCAAAGAGGACATTGTTGATACAACAGTAGATGGACTCGCCACGATTAATGCAATAAGCGTAAAGGATTTCACACGCAAAAAATCGGGTGATCGGATCAGTGCTGGGTTTACCGCACAACAGATGCAGACTGCGTATCTGCCCGCAGTTTCTCAGCCCGATGACATACCCGAGGTGCTGTACGAGGAGAGTGAAGCCACGCAGTATTATACCAGCGATGATGATACGCAGTATTACGTTGATGGCGATGATTTACCTGACGGCAAACAGGTGGGCGATGTTAAAGCTGAGAGTCAGATACCAGATGATAAGGCAATTGGTGATGTGAAAACCGAGGGTCAGATACCAGAGGGCAAAAGCGTGGGCGATGTCAAAACTGAGGGATACACGCCGTGGATGGGGGTTAGCAAAGACTCGCTGATCGGGCCGTTGGTAAAAGCTGTGCAACAATTGTCGGCTAAAGTCACCGCACTGGAATCTGCGTAAGTGACGCATTGCGAGATCGGGTTCGCTGTATTGCTGTTGATTATCGCGCTATGCGGCATAGGGGTCGTAATGCTTACCATGCTCGACAAACCCTCGGCGGGGAAACGTGGACACAACAGACGCTACAACCGCGCTAAATGACTTCGGTGAGCAGAGCGGCCTCGCCTTGCTTATCGCTGAGTATGCGTGGTTGTTCTGCGTTGCGTTCGCTTTATTGCTCTTCAAATCCTCCATTGAGAACGGCGTGGCGGGGATGCAGGTTTTTTTCGGGGATGACTACAATAATGATGACGCAGTAATCGTGGATGGAAGACCGGGACGCATCGTGCGGGTACATCTGACGAAAACGGTTTTTTATCTTTATACGCTACGGCATGGAGCGATTACTGGCGGCACCAAATTAGCCGTTGCGAATACGGCACTCAAGGATATGCGAATCGAAAAACAGTTAGAGAAATTAAATATTGACGACATTTGGCACGATGAGGAACCGGGCGGTGGCGATAAAGGTAGTATAAAGTAAAGATACAGGTAGATGTGACGATTCCAATCATTTCGGCGGGAGTGATGTATTATGAAGTTGAACTGGTACAGTTTACCGGAAGACCCAGATGGGTTATCTTTCGGTGACTTGAAGAAGGCGTATAAGAAGCTTTGGCAAGCGTGGGCGGCTACCAAGGTTGGTAGGAAGATGGCAGACTCAGCACTAAAGGGGGCAACTGCGGAGGGGCGCGAGGCAAAGCTTCAAGCAAAGAAGCGGGGTAGGGAGGTTGTGATATTAACTAAAAGAGAGAAGGCAAGGGAAGAGGCTAGTAAGGCGGGCTATTGGAGTGGTGGGGCCGCAATTTGCGTTACAATCATGTATGAGATTTTCAAAGTCAGTGGGTTTCCCGGTGGAAATAAGTGGATGGATTTTTGGCATCACGAAGCTGTTTTCGGAGTTATCATGTGGGTTGTAACTTTAGCATTTGGGTGGGTGTATCGGTCTATGCACCCTGTGAACTGATAATCCGATAATAACATAAAGAGAAAAACATGCCTATAGTTGAAGACATAAAGGTTGAGTACTGGCCCGTTGGAAAGCTTAAGCCGTATTCTCGCAATTCGCGCAGACATCCCGCAAAGCAGGTTAGGAAGGTTGTAGCTTCTATTGAGAAGTTCGGCTTTATCAATCCTGTTTTAGCTGATTCAAAGGGTGAGATCATAGCGGGGCATTGTCGAGTTAAGGCGGCTACTCAGCTTGAACTGGAGAAAGTCCCCGTTATTGTTTTGGACGGTCTTTCTGAGTCTGAGAGGCGAGCTTATGTGATTGCCGACAACAAGCTTGCCGAAGACGCGCAGTGGGACGAAGACCTGCTAAAAGCAGAGATAGACGATCTTCAGTTGTTGGGCGAGATAGACATAGACTATACTGGTTTTGACATTGGAGAGATTGCGGCTCTTGATCCAACTATGATAGATGATGGGTCAGAGCGGATGCAACAGGATACAGCAGAGGGAGTACATGGCGGGGAGGAGTTTGAGGGTATTGTTGTCCCGACTCTCCTTGAAGAGCCAGTGCTTCCATCTTCTAATGATTACGGCATCCCCGATCTCAGGCCCGATATGCTTGCCGACAGGATACCCGAAAATCCTTGGTATCGGATGGAGCCAGACAATCACGCGTCCGACACTGTGTACTTGACATGGGGAGAGCATCGCAGGGAGCGTTGTCAGCCAGAGCACACCAAGGATGCGACCATGTTCTTCTTTGAAGAGGACGAGGCGTTTGAGGGTGTGTGGAGTAGAAAGATCGAAAGCGTCACCAGATTACTTGAGTACGAATGGGGCCAAGTGGCGTGTCCTGACTTTTCCTGTTATAGAGATGCACCCAAAGTAATGAAGTTGTATCAGTACTATCGTCAGATGTATATGGGGCGATATTTCCAAGAGGCGGGGATTAAGGTTATTCCACCGCTCGTCAATATTGATGAGCGTGATTATGATTGGATGTTAGCGGGTATCCCTCATAATCCCCCTATCGTCTCTTGCCAAGTGCTTACAGTATATAATAAGTTCACGAAACAGGAAGGGCATGAAGAACGGTCGTGCTTCCATAAGGCGATTAACTTTGCTGTGGAAAGTATTGAGCCGCAGTGCATTATATTTTATGGGGGTGCGCCCCATGAGGATCGTATGCGCCCCCACTTGCCCGATGGACCTGAGTATGTTTTCCTACAAAGCCTCTCTAGCCTTTTTTCTTCTAAGCGTGGCAATCAGAGTTGGCAGGGAAATAGGAAGGTGAGCTAAGATTATTGCCTTGTCATGGCGATGGGGTATGCTTACAGCCCTTATAAAAGTGTGAGCTATTAGTATCCATAACAATTTCATAGGAGAGTAGTCATGGAACGTAATGATGTTCTAATCGGCGGTAAAGGCGGCGGTTACTCAGCCGCTGTTGGTGGCTTGCGTGATGTTGGCGCAAGGGCTGGCGCGGCGATCGTACGAGCGGGTGGCGCAAGTCAGGGTCAGCTTAATGCGGCTCGGCGGGCGGGCTTCCGTGTTGCCGCCGCGAAGCGGGCTGGTCGTGGAGCTACCGGGGCAGAACGCCGGATAACGGCACCTCGTGGTGGCGCGGGTCAATTACGCGGTGGTACGGTTGGTACCGCTGGACTCTAGTCGATTTATCGACTGATCCATCGTAGATAGTGCCAGTGCTGTTTTGGGTATTCTCCAATATCCAACGGCACTGGCATTTCTGGATCATAGAACGTGTTTTTGTACTTGATGATCCAGTGGGCTATGAAGGGTTCTGTGGGAATGAAGGGCGTGTTCTCGGGCGTTATGAGTAGGACGATGGCATCGTCCGTGTAAGTGAGGTCATTTATAGCGATGGGTTGCTCGGGATCATCGTCTGGCGGTGTGTTCCTGACTTCCCATAAAGTGCTTGTAAGTTCGTGGAGTTTGTCTGACATTTGATTAACAGATAGTCCGTCAACGCCGTGGACTTTGCACCCGCTTATCATGGATAACACTGCCCATCCGCAACCCATCGGGCCTTTTTGTCTGTAGAATTTCATTGGATGAAAAATGAACGTAACGACAGAGGCAAGGTTAGTTCTCCAGATACAAGACAATAGTCAGACAGCATCAGATGAGTTAATAATAGGTCATAGGGGGCTGGTGTTCAAGCTTTCGGAAAGACATGGGCACGACCCAGAGCATAAGCAGGAGCTTTCCAGTGTTGGAGATCTGGCATTATGTGAAGCGACACGATCCTTTGTAGGTAAGGAGCGATCATGTCGCTTTTCTACTTTCGCCTATACGCGAATAGAGGCTTCTATGATTCAGTCATTGCGAACGTCTTCGGGAGGTATTCTGAGTTCGACAGAGTGGGAGGGGCGTTCGGATGCGAGGCTAAAGCGGCAATGGAAGGATCTTACGCAGGACTTGGGTCGGGAGCCAACATTGGATGAGTTCGCTTTTGTGTATGAGGAAGACATATACGAGAAGCCCATTCCCACGGGGTTGCAGTCTGTGGATGTGGAGAAGTTTCAGCCGCCTGTGAACGGGAGTAGGATAGACTTTGAGAGGTTGCCCAAGCACGTACGACAGGTGGTGGAAGAGGTGTCGTACGGGGCGAGTTTGGGGGAAGTAGCTATGAGCGTAAGCGCACCAAGAGAAGAGATACATGGCCTATTATCGCTGGCCGCACGTTTCATTCATTTTGACACTCATACGGGGGTATGATACGATGCCAATCAAGAGAAAGAAAGACGGATACTACTGGGGTTCCAAGGGGCCTTACGGGACGCGCGAGAAAGCCGAAGAAGTAGGCACAGCGGCCAATGCGAGTGAGGGCAGTCTGAGTATGGGTGGCTATGGAAGGAAGAAGAAGAGGGGCGATAAGCGCGATGCTAAGAGGGGTGGTTACGATGAGATGGAGGATCGCCTTAATGATCTGGCAAAGCGCGTTGTCAAACTAAAGGGGATGTATCGGAAGCTAAGACCTAGCACCTACTAAAGATGTTAGACGAGATCTTTAGGAGTATTTATTCGTCTGTTGTAGAGGCGCAGAACGCAATAGAGCAACACTACTTAGGTGAGGTGACGGAAGACTATTTTGACGAAGACGGCTCCCCTAAGATGATTCATCTTCAGTTGCCGGGATCGGACGGCAAGATGAGAGGGGTTAATATCCCTGCTATCTCTCTTGTCCCTCACTATGGACTCGCTATTGATGAAGTTAGTGTGGAGATGAAGGTAAAGCTTTCTACGTCAGATGAGGATAAGGAGACGAAGGGCAATAAAAAGGGTAGGGTGAGGAAGATCCTCTCTGACTTCAGCAATAGGGAGGGCGGGAAGGAGTTAGCGACCATAATAGTGAAGTTTAAGGGCAAGGAGCCGCCAGAGGGGTTGGCTCGTATCAAAGACAATCTTATCAAGATTATTCCCACGTAGGAGGAATGAGTAATGGCAATTGCAGATGCATTTGTAGGACTACCGATAGAATCTCTTATCCTCGATCCGTTGCTTGCGGCGGCAAAGGGCCAAGCGGCACTGGCTCAGACCACCCTTGACTTCGTAGACAGCTTGGCCTTTGAAGAGGCTAAAGATGGGGATAAGGGGAGGCAAGCAAAGATCATAGATGTGAACCTTGATCGTCTTGCCAACAGCCCTGACGGACAGTTGAAGAACATAAGCCAGCGCGTTCAGATGCCCCTACTACCTCTTGTGACTATTCCCAACTTCAGCTTGGACACAATGGAAATAGACTTTATGATGGAGGTAAAGACGAGCGAGAGTTCTTCGTCTAAGGAGTCTAAGGAGGATACATCGACAAGCTCGACTAAGGCGGGGCTTGAAGTGAGTGCGAGTGGTGGCTTTGGATTCTGGAGTGCGAGTGCTAAAGCTTCTGTAGAGAAAGCATCTACTACCTCTGGTACTATCTCTTCCTCTAAGGATACACAACGAAGCTCTGATCAAAGTGCTAAGTACCACATTAACGTCAAGGCAAAGCAGAATGAACCTGCGGAGGGGATGGCTAAGTTCACGCAGATCCTCTCCACATTGATAGAGCCAATTGACATAGAAGTAAAAGACGTAGCGGCATAGTAAGGGTTGGGGCGAACTTCGCCCCGCCTAATCCCTATCTTTTCACTCAATGAAAAAAGTCCTCGCTGAATCGCTATGGAGAACCAACGGTGAAGGTAAAAAATGCAGATGTAGGCGAGATCGTTGCCCATCCCTTGTCTCAAGAACTATTCGGAGACATGGACGATGCGGCTCTAAATGACCTTAAGGAAGACATTCGCAAGAGAGGGCTACAACATCTCCCAGAGATAGACGGACAGGATAGGGTTATATGCGGCTCACAGCGTCTCAGGGCCGTCCGAGAGCTTGGATGGACACAGATACAGGTTAACGTAAGGGATGATCTTACAAGCGAACAGGAAATAGAAGAGCACCTAATAAAAGACAACACAGAACGCCGAGAGCTAACGCCGGGGCAGAGGTATCACGCGGCTAAAAAGCTTGAAGAGATCTACTCAGGCCAAGCAAGGGAGCGTCAAGGCACACGAACCGACATAGACGACACTTCTGCTCCCTTGGAAACACAAGTAGCAAGGGCCGCGACCCAAGCCGCCGAAGATGTAGGCATGAGCGGCACATCCTATCATCGCATCAAGACCGTAATGGAATCCGATAGAGAGGATATAAAAGACGCCCTCAACAGCGGCGAACTATCCGTACGCTCCGCACACGATGCGCTGAAAGTCAATGCACCCCCCATAGAGGACGATGGGCACAGCGAGACACTCCGCTTTCTCCAATACAAACGCACCCTAGAGAAGTTCGACAAATACGTCCTCGGACATCCAAAACGTAAATACAACGGATACGCCCAAGAGATAGAGAACATGGTAGATAAAACCATCATCGCCCTCCAAGAGTGGAAAAGCCACGACAAAACTACCGACTGAGGCCAAGCGTTTACTGAGAGTTTACAGCCCAACAGATAGAGGATAGACACAAGATGCCTACTAAGCCCAAGAGTAAGACGCCTAATAAAACAGGAAGACCTGCAAAGGATATTCCCGAAGATAAAGTAGCTCAACTACTGCAAGCCATACGCATAGGTAATACGTTAGACTCTGCCTGTGCCTATGCCGATCTATCCGAAGGCGTGGTAAAACACTGGCTTAAACTCGGTGCTCAAGAAATACAACGCGCCGAAATACACGCGATCAAAAATGATCAAGCTGAAATACGGTATAGGCCGAATGTCGCGCGATATGCTCGCTTCCACGATTCCGTAAAAAAAGCTATGGCCGAGGGTGAAACCAGAGATCTCACAATCATAGCGAAGGCGGCAGAAGCGACATGGACCGCGGCGGCGTGGCGCAGGGAGCGTATGCAACCGGAGAAGTATAGCAAGCGTGTTGTTTCGCACCAAGGACCGGACGGCGGCAATGTCAAAGTGGATATCAACCTGCGTAGGGAGGCTATGGAGATGGTCGAACAGCGCGACAAGGCCAAGGCCAAAGAGGGTTAGCAACTGCGATTAAATCGCAGATGTGAAATGTAGTGTATGCCCACTTGTGTACTGGCCCTATGGCTATGGGGTCTTATTGGCCCCCTCTATATTGGCCCCCCTGTATATTGGCCCCTATCCTATTGGCCCCCTCTATGTGGACGGGGTCTGCCGTGGGCAACAAGGCCGATTGGCCCTACATACATAGCATATGATGGGCCTTGCATATATACAGTCTACGATGGGGGATGCACAGCGGCGTACGTCTACATATTCCATATAGACATAGGCCGTCTGTCTTGTGCCATTGATGCCATCCGTAAAGACAATAGACTTTATGCATGGCGCGGGATTTGTGGCATTGCTAAGAGCAAAAAAATAGCATAGAGAGGATAGGCAAACGATGCGCGCTACATGTCAACGTATTATGTATGCAACCGTCCCACTGTATGCATCATTGTTTCCTATCATTGCTTGCGCGTTGCCGCCTATCGTCACATGCCGCCTATCATTCGTATCGTTATGGCTATCATAGATATCGTCATGCCTACATATTGCCGGCAGACCGTGCTGATGCACTATGCGATACAGCTATAGATCTTTCCCCCTATGAAACGCGACAGTAAAGCTTCAATGGATGCCGAAGATAAAGTATCGCCCCTGTCTATCTTGCATGGGATGCTACGCGAGTTTGAGGGTCCACTAGATGAGCCGCACTATATAGTTGTGAGCGGCGATTTTCTAGATTACATGCGGAAACTTTACAACACTGAAAACTTTTGTGTAAGAGGCCACTCTGTTATAGCAGATGGAGACGTGGAGACCACGGAAGCGTATCTTTTTCCAGAAGTGTTGTGGGATCACGGGGATCGGCCTTGGCTATGACCCCCACCCGCCGCAATGGATCAGCCATTCGCCACAACCCCAAAAAAGTCATTTTTGACGAAAATTCACAACAACCGCGAAAATCGACTTTTTTCGGGACAGATTCCAAATCGAGGTTAAAGTCTGATTCCGCGCTCTCCTCTATTCCCCTATGAGTTCAAGAAATCCGAATGAAGTATCTGGGACAGATACGTGTAGCGTGTTACCTTATTTTTGTTTTTTGCGTATATGTGGCGGGATGTTTTCTTACTGAGAAGGGATGGATGTGTAACCTGTTTCATGTGAAACAATGAGGAGGGCGGGATGATACAGGATGCGAAGGATGCGTGTGTATTGATTTTGAGTATCGGTTTAATCATGTTACTAGTTGTTATTGTTATTGGGGATTTCTATATAGCGTTATCAGAGAATCGACCTGTTGACGAGAGTGTAGTTAATTTGTTACAGATGGCAGTGACCGGGATTGTTGGTATTGTGGCGGGTTACTTATCGGGCAAAGGGCGGGCATAATGTTGGAGGCCAGCCCGACCTATCTTGAGTGGGATATGTTATTGGATAAGAGTGTGATGACGCGCCGAGAGGTGGAAGCACTGCGTAAGCGGGCTGTTAGTTGTGCGTGTACGTATGCGGAGTCAGGGGCGTATTTGCGCGTTCGTGCCTCTGAGTTGAAGGCGGTATGCGATGTGGCCTTATCGTCTTTTGCGGAGGATGAGAAGCAGTTGGAGTTGTCTCTGTAGTGTTATCGTCTATCACGGGTTCAACGGCGGCGATCCGTACGGCCCATGAGATTGGCGCGATGCCCTTTGAGGCCAGTCAAGGTAATAAGTATAGTCAGCCTGTGAGTGACACGCGCAATACGGAGCGTCTTGTGCCTACGCTGACCGAGGAATCTCATCTTGGGAATAATATAGATTTGTATGCGTAGATTAAAAAAAATTCGATTAGTTGCTGGCGCACCCGTCGAGGGCGACAAGATGTTGTAATCTTGCCCTATTGGAGTCTTAGGTCGAGTGTGATATCCATGCTCTGGGGAGTCCTATGACTTTGTTGTGTACTAGCTGGGGAGCACGGTATACATGGTCGGGTGCGCCTTTACATTGGAGGAGGTAGGTTGTGGATTCTTTGAGTGTGGCATCTCGTAGGCTGATATCTCTTACTGAGCGTGTGGAGCAGACGGGCTTGTATATACGTCTCCATAAGCCCGGTGGTAAGGGGCACAACCAGAAGCGGCATGGCGCGAGGGGCAAGATGGGCGTGTTTGACCCTAATAATCCTCCTGTGTCGGATAATCCCATTACGGCATTAGTAGTAGGTAAGCAGATTATGTATGACACTACGGCGTATAGTCATGCAAACGCCGCAGAGCATCTTAAGGTTGATCTGTCTAAGATTACGGCGGGTGGCTTTATCGTAGATGGCAAGTACGCCGCTAGCTCGCGCGATGCGATCCGGATAGGTGAACGTGCGAGGGCGCGGAAGCGTGTGCAGGAAAAACTGGCGGCACATAAGGCTCAATTCGCAAAGGTTAAGAAGAAGTAATGTTATTAAACAATGTAGATAATAGGGACACTCAGCTATTGAGTGAGTACGATAAGTTAGATCAATGGCTTGAGCACCTAGTGAGTGGGTCAAGGCGCACATCAATATTGACTTGGCGAAGTATCGCGCACGGGGCGAACTCGATGCTTTTCTGCGCGGCGTGGAGGGTCATGCCTACGCCAAGCGCAATCTCAAGGGCTGGAAGTTAGACAGCAACGCTTCGTATCAGGCCGAGGCATTGGATACGATGGCTACACCGGGTTTTCATGCTTTCCAGTGGGCGAACGGCTGTGCTAAGACAACTACGGCGGCGTTATGGTTGCTTTGGTTTCTGGATACGCATCCCGGCTCTAAGGTAGTCACTACGGCGGGGACATGGAGTCAGTTGACACAGCAGCTATGGAAGGAGATCCATACGTGGGTTGATCGCAGTGAGGGTACCATCGTCAAGCAAGTGGGCTACATGACGAGTAGCATACATATCTCTGCTGACTGGTTCGCCATAGGCCGTGCGGCTACGAGTGAGGCTACGTTTGAAGGTGTCCATGCTCAGTATGTAGCGGTTGTGATGGATGAGGCGAAAGCGATTAAGCCGGAGATTTTCTCTGCTGTACGTAGGATTCTCCGTGGTAACATGGGCGGCAAGTTTTGGTGGATCGCTATGTCGAGTCCCGGCAGTCCTTCCGGTCCTTTCTATGATATATGCCAAGGCTCGGGGGCCGCTAACTGGACTGTTCATAAGCTGAGTGCTTACCAGAGTGAGCGTGTGTCCCTCACTCAGATAGAAGATGATCGAAACGACTTAGGCGAGAACTCGCCGCTTTTTGTGGCGATGGACCTCGGTGAGTTTCCCGAAGAGACAGAGGACACGATCATCCCCATCACATGGGTGCAAGCCGCCGTGGATCAAGAGGCGCGTCCCGCCAGTGGCAGGGCGTTAGCTGTCGATATTGCGCGCTTCGGGCAAGACGAGACGGTCTTCATGCGTATTGATGGGCGTAAAGTGAGTATTGTCGAGACGTATACAGGCAAGGACTTGATGAAGACCGCTGGGCGTATCGTCAAGGCCAAGGACACATTTGATCGCGTAGCTATTGACGATGTAGGTCTGGGCGGCGGCGTAACGGATAGAGTCAAAGAGATGGGCGTGGATGGCGTACTGCCCCTCAATGCGGGTATGCGCTCGGCGCAACCGGATAAGTATTCCAATCTGGGTACGCAGATGATGTGGGCCTTGCGTCAAGTCTTTGAAGAGAACTACAACTCGGAGGATGGCGACCTGATCTCCATCCCTAATGACAAGACGCTTATTCATCAGTTGAGTGCGCGTAAGTTTGACATAACGAGTTCAGGGCAGATCAAGATGGAGACGAAGGGTGACATGCGTAAGCGGGGGGAGCGAAGCCCCGATAGGGCCGACACACTTTCGATGGCTTGGTACGCGCGGAGTAAGAGTCTGCTCAACACTAAGGGGGTCTTTGAGGCGTTGTCTGCGGCTACGGATCACGACACACCGGGGATGCGTGTAAAAAATCTCACATTTTGAGCCGATAATAGTAGTATGTGGAAGCTGTTTGACTTCGGTGGGAGATAAACTAATGGATGCAATAAAAGAAATCGTCTTCAGGTACAGTAGTCGTAAGCTTGTTGTGACTGTGCTTGTGGGCTTAGGTATTGTAACGGATATACTCACGCTTACGCCGCCTGTGGCGTTTGTTGTCGGCGCATACTTGATTGGACAGGCTATCGTGGATACGTGGGGTGCATGATGTTTAAATGCCTCGGCGTTCTTCTTATGAGTGTTACGCCGTTGTTGGCGTCCATAGATGTCGATGTCTTTAGTCGGCATGTGTGGCGTGGTCAAGCGGGGCCGTCGGCTGTGTCTATACAGCCTACGTACTCGAAATCCATTGACAGCAACATCGGCGCGACGGATATACAGGTGTGGGGCCAGATCCCTATCACTGGGGCCGATACGGAGTACAACTTTATTCTGTCACAGGCGTTGTCGGAATACGGTTCCCTCTCTGTTACGTCATACTACTATGATGGGGCTTTTCTCTCTGGAGAAAGCCATGACATAGAAGTAGGGCTATCGACCACACAACAGGGCATCGACTTATTTGTCAGTCGCTTTGTTAAGGGTGATAGTGTAAAAGATGATATGTTTGTAGCGATTGGCTATGCAATAGACGAGTTCAATCTATCTGTAGGAATAGGCGATGGGTCATATGCAGTCGATGGCGGCTTTGCTCTTGTTTCCGTGGGCGTGGGCGTTGGCACTGAAGATGGATATGGCGCATCTTTGATATACAACCCTGATTCTGAGGCTTCTTTTTTTGTTGTAAGTAAGTCTTGGTAGGATAAACTAACATGACCGAAGTGAACACAAACGGCTTCCACATGCCTTTTAAATTACTAGATCATCAAGGTAACGAGATCCATCTGGCCGATGCGCCCTCGTCGCGCCGATCTCGCGCCTCCCTCATGCGGGAGATGGGACAGGGTGGCGTAACGTATTTCGATGGCTTTGCGTCTAATGATGAGTTTAATCCCGATCTTACAGGCGAGAAGGGTATTGAGACCTATGACAAGATGCGCCGCACGGATGCGCAGGTGCAAGCGTTGCTCTATGCCGTCAGTCAGCCCATCATGTCGGCCCGTTGGGAAGTCGTAGGAGGAGAGAACACACCGCAAGAGCATATCGACTTCGTAAAAAACAATCTCTTTGAGCGTGTCGATTGGCCGCAACTGCTCAGTCACATACTCACCATGTTGCCCTTTGGCTTCTCATGGGCTGAGAAAGTATACGAGCTTGACAAGTTCAACGGAGAGCAGAAGCTTGTCTTCAGAAAGATAGCACCTCGACTTGCTACGACTGTCTGGAAGTGGGACACGAACGACAAGGAAGAGCTTCAAGGTATCACACAGCGCATTGACGAAGGGCGCAGAGACGCAACGCCCAAGGAAGTGAAGATACCTTACTTAAGTAAGGCTATCGTCTTTACTTTCCAGAAAGAGGGCAACAACTACGAGGGTATGTCGATCCTGCGTAGCGCGTATAAGCATTGGTTCATTAAGGACCAGATATATCACATAGACGCCATTCGTATTGAGCGTTTTGCCTTGGGCATCCCTCGCATTATGTTGCCCGAAGAGTTCGACAATGACGATCTGAACGCACTCATCACGATGGGTAAGAACTGGAAGGCAGGGGCGCAGTCGTACATCATATTGCCGAGCGGCGTAGAGATGGACATTATGACCGTTCCGCAGGGCAGTGTGCTTGATGTCTTGCCTACGATTGAACATCACAATAGAGAGATCGGCAAGTCTGGACTCGCCATGTTTATCAACATGGGTGAAGGAGGCAACAGGGCATTGGGCGAGACTTCGCAAGAGTTTTTCTACGATGCGTTGAAGCAGTTGGGTGCGCTCATAGCGGATGGGATCAATAAGCAGATCGTAAATCCACTGATGGATTTGAACTACGCCAAGGACGATACGGACAGACCGCAGATCCGCGTTCGTGACATCGGCGCAGTGGCCTTGCCGCAACTTATCCGCTTCCTCCGTGAAGTGGGTGAGGTGTTTGTTCAGCCCGATGAAAAGATTGAAGATTACTTGCGCGATCAGATGGGCTTGCCGCGCCGCTCTGAGGATACACCGGAAGTGTCGGCTGTGCGCCAAGAGAAGAAAGACGATCAGTCTCTTGAGCAGGGCGCGCAGTCTATGGACCAAGGCAAGCAGAACATGGAGTTACAGCGTCAGATCTCCAATGCACCGGGATCTGCTCGGCGCGAGGGGGGAGAAGTCGCACGTAGTCCCAATAGTGCGGCCAACAAACCCGTAGACACGCGCTCTCGCGTAGGCAGTAGGACTGTTAAAGAAGAGCCGAGCCGACGAGTTCAACGCTTTGTAGATGACGTAGAAGAAGGTGAATATAGCTCTGCGGAATGGCCCGAGTGGGTGTATAGGGCCGTAGCTGAAATAGCAAAGGATAAGGATAATGGCGAAGAAGAAGAATCGACCGATCTGGGCTGATCCCAAGCTGACAGAACAGCCTCCAAAGCAACGTGATGTATCGCGCTTCAAGAGCTTGGAGAATTGGACGGTCTCCAATCCGAAGAAGGGCAAGTAATGGCTAAGAAATCACTAACCAAACGACAGACCGATACGCTGTCCCGTCACGCGCAACAGCACACACCGAAGCATATGACGGAGATGCGTAAGCAGATGCGCGGCGGCAAGACCTTTACGGAAGCGCATAAGTCTGCCACGCGCAAAGTCGGCAAATGACTGTAGCTGTTCCCAAGGCAGACCTTTACGCCAAGCTAGATGCATGGCTTGAAGAAAATGAGCCTATCAAACTGCATAAGCCGGGCGGTAAGGGCCACAATCAGAAGCGTCATGGGATGCGCTCTGGGCGTACGGGGATCTTTGCGGATAGTACTGGGACATTTTCTGATAGCGACCGGACACTCAAGACTGCCGCTAATCGCATAAGTGCCATAGGGAACACTGTAAAAGGCAACGATGGCTCCGCTCGGTGGTTTGAGTCAACAAAAAACAAGGAACGCCGTGTCTCTTTGGATGGGGGCGGCAATAACGCAGTTCATATTACGCGGAAATTTGGTGACAAAGGCGGTTGGGCTGTTTCCACGGGCGAGTTTTCAAAGCGGCGTAAGTTTGGCGAGTTCGCGGACAAAAAAGAAGCGATTGATTGGGTTAATAAGTCAGCAAAGGCTTCTAGTCATACTGTTACTCGCGTAAAGGTGCATCCGACTGCCACTCAGCTTCGGACAAACAAAGCGGGAGAGTATAGGGTGGGGGATGCTGTCAGGACCAATGATATACAGCTTGCCTCCGAGCATCCATTCCCTTTGTGGCGCGAACTCCGCGAAGAAGAACAGCATGTTGCTCTCGCCCAAATTGTCGGTAGGCTTGATCAAGGGACGGCAACGCTACAGCGCATTATCCGCAGGGCGCGAGAAGAGTGGGTTGAAGAGTTGGACGAGAAGGTGCGAAAGGCAGTGGCCGGAGGGCCTATTGCCATTAGCGAAGTCACCATTGATCCTGCATCAGTCAGGCGACTTGCGCGTCAACTCGCCAAAGAGATGGAGTCTCTTTTTCAATTCGGCCAAGACCAGATGCAAAACGAATTGGATTCCATGCAAGACAGCATGGCAATGCGAGACGATGACCCCAATGTTAGGGAGATCCGTGAGCTATTTCTCGCACGAGCAAGGATAATGTCTATTGCCATCTCCCAAGCTATTGAGCGCACCGCTCAGTCCTATGCTGAGAATATGTGGCGCACATTGGGGCCAGAGGGTATAACTGTTGCTGAAATAGACATAATGACCGGAGAGATGCTGAAGATTGGCAATCAACAAGCCCGTAGGGCCGCGCTAAACAACGTGTCTGAGTCGTATAGTATGGGTCGGCACTATAAGGCTATGCGTAACATCGACAAGATTGGCTTCGCGTTGTATTCGGCTGTCTTAGACGGTAAAACGTGCCGCCCCTGTGCCAATGCCGATGGAAAACGAGTGCGAGTAGACACAGCGCAATATTATAAGTTTCTACCTCCGCATAGGAATTGTGCGGGGCGCGGCGCGTGTCGATGCATGTATATCTATGTACTCAAAACAGAGTCGCTCTTGAATGATGAAGAGGGGATACAGCTTCATAAGCCCGGTGGTAAGGGACACGTTCAAAAGCGGCATGGGGCAAGATCTAGTAAAACTGACTCTGTTTGGTTTGGAGAACAACCGACTGATAGTTTTGCCAAGAGTTTACATACAAATCAATTAAAAATAGAATCGGCCATAAAAGACCAACCGTGGATGAAGGGGGCGAAGACAAAGGGCGGGAATGTATATGGGGTGAAGAGCAAGGCTACTGCTAAAAATCAGCCCAAGCCCACATCAACGAGTGGGAAAGAGTGGAAAGAATATCAGATGCGGTATACTTCATGGAAAGCCGCAAGGGAAGGGCAGCCTCAGTTTATCAATAGAGGAGCGCAGAGCAAGACTGCTGACTTTGACCCAAATATCGGCAAGGCCAACGCAAAAGCATATTTAGCACAAAGGCAAGTCTATGGCGCACCGAAAAGCGAGTCATCTGTAAAAAAGCTCCAATCCCTTGAGCCTAATGACAGGCAAAGATACTACAACACTACTCGCAGTTATGAAAAAACCGTAGATAATGCCAGTAAAGTAAAATATACTCCCAATGAGAGAAGGGCTTTGACTAAGTGGATAGGGACTGCTGACAATCCTACTGGTCAAAATCATCGTCGTGTGAGAAAGGCTGTGGCCGAAGGAAGAAGGACCAACGAATCGGAAAATCTTATGTCGGCAGTTAGGAAATCGCCAACATATAGCGGAGACATACATCGAGGTATAGCTTTTGAAAACCCGCAACAGGCTAAGACGTTTGTGGACTCAGTGAGAAGGGGTGGATCGTTTTCAGAAAAGTCTCCAAGCTCCTACACTCCCAACTTTGACGTTGCGGCATCGTTTTCGTCAAGCTCTCAAGGGTCGGGGGCTATGGTGACTATACGAAATAGCAGAAGGTCAAGATATATAGGTGGGGCAGTGGGGGAAGATGAGGTAATATCTATGCCGAAAACACGGTATAGGATTACTTCTGTTAAGGAGAAAGATTATGCGGGGGAGAGTATAATGCATGTAACGATGGTGGAAAACTAATGGAGGCTGAAGAATTAATTGGCCTTGAATTGGAAAATCAGTGCGCTACGTGTAAGCACTACTCAGTAGAAGGGGTTAAGTGCGCCGCATTCCCCATTGCTATCCCAACTGTAATATTCATTGACGAGTTTGACCATAAGGGGCCGTATCCAGACGACAATGGGATACAATACGAAAAAGCCACAGGAACACAGAATAGATTTGAACTCAACATAGGACATAGGATAGAAGACCTTACAGATAAGATCGACTCACTTAGACTGCATAAGCCCGGTGGTAAAGGCCACAATCAAAAGCTACACGGCAACAGGGCTAAAGTCGGGTCGTTTATGGATGTGGCGGGACAGACGGAGGAGGAACTGGCCGCTTTTACGCAGTTTACGCCGGGGTTCGTAGAAGGACCGGCTAAATCACAGCAGAAAAACATAGAAGATAATTGGACTTCTAGGCCGTATGACAGTATACAGGCAATGCGTCAAAGATATGGTGAGGGTAAGCCGAATTTTGAAGATAGGCAGTTGGTGAACGACATAAAAACGACCTCCACATTCAATGGGCCTGTGTATAGGGGTATGAGTTTTGATAACAAGGATAATAGAACTGCCTTTGAGGGAATAAAGAAGGATTATGCTGTTGGCAAAGAGGTCGATATGAAAGGAATCAATTCGTTCACTTCAAGTAGGAGAGAGGCTTATTCCTTCGCGGACTTGACGAGGACCGGAGGCAAGATAAGAGACGAGGAGACGGGGAGTTTCACTTGGAAGCCCACACCAAGCACGGACAGTGTGGTTATACGTGTTAATAGTCGATCAATGCGGGACATACGCAATTACTCAACGTATAACGAGAAGGAGGTGGTGTCGCTTCCTGGTACTCGCCTTAGAGTGACGGGAACAAGGACAATTAATGCTACTGATGCTGAAACAAAGTCCGGTAGGCAGAATGTAGTGGCGGGTAGGAACGTGACGAAGAAATCTCAAGTACTAGTCGTTGAGATGGAGGAAATAGGATGACAGACCAGAAAGCACCTGCGGGTTACTACGTCAGCAATAGCAAGGATGAGGACGTTTTCCATATCACAGGCGATGGGCGTTACTACTTCAGAAAGATGGTTGGCTCCACTAAGTGGAGGAAAACTGATGAGTGGAACTTCGATCATGTTTGCGATGTGCAAACGGTTAATGATGCCCAAGGCATTTCTGGCGAAGTAGACACGCACGATGGCAGGGGGCTTGAGATAAAAGTAACGGCCCATGTGGGACTGACCGTCAAGAATGTAGTGAAGTGGAAGTATGTAAATCCAGATGGCAACCAAGCTCAGATATGGGGTGGTGTCACAGGCGGCGTTGGGGATGGGGTGAATGAGGA